ACTGTCGCACTGGGTCTAAAGATCATCTGTGGCCACATCCCCGTTCACGGGTCTTGAATGGCCTAAACAAGAGATAGCTCGCGGCGCAAGGTGTCCGCCTCACACCATCCGCTCTACACCCCGCGTCCTTAGAGCCAGGCCCGACTCGAACAGGAAACCAGAGATGCACCCACAGACAATCTTATTTGACGCCAGATCCGGAGTCGGGCAACGGACATCTTTCAGACCGCTACCGCATCCCAGGAAGAGTCGCGGGAGGGCAAGTCCCGGAGTGTAATCCTAGGCTCTGATCGACTCCCCGAAGCCGTGTAGCCGCACGGGGATCTGGATCACATTTCTTGGTGGAGAATGTCGGGATTGAACCGACGACCTTCTGCTTGCAAGGCAGATGCTCTCCCAACTGAGCTAATTCCCCTTATCTTCCGTCCCAGCTCTCTTCGAAACCGGCCTGATTGTATTCCTGCTCAGCTTTAGCTGGGTTGCTCTCAACTGGAGTAAGTTCCAGCGCAGCTTTCCTCTCCATGACCTCGTTGAATCTCCGACAAGCTGCGTTTGCTCGGCGATCATCCGTGAACTCTTGCATCACCTCACCTGCGCCATCGAACATATACCAGATGCCTGGATACCGGCCGGGGCGGATGAAAGCGTGAACTGGTTTCTTGGCTGTGTTCTGCATGATTTATCTCCTGTGGACTTTATTGTCCACCTATATTATACCATATCCTGAACATTGTGTCAATTATAAAATATAAGGAAGTTTATAACGCTTACTTATTCTCACGACGGAGCCTGCGTCGCCAGCCATCTTCTTCATCCTGAGTCAGAGGAGCTACAATATCAACCTTACCATGTTTTTTACGAGCACGTTCCAATGCCTGTTCCTCAGGCGTCTGCTTCTTGGCCATTATCTAGTCCTCGTCGCAATCACTTTTCTTACGTCAGATGATATCACCACCACTTCTTCCTCGAAAAAGAAGGAAATCCCTTCACCAGCCACCTTCAACGTTACCTCATCACTAAATATATCCTCTACCCTCACTTTAGACTCCAGGGTTACCTCCCCGAAAGTAAACCCAGTCTCCTTCTTCCCCGTCCAGGATGCCATTGAATTCTGCACCTCAGAAAAGGTCTTTGACGTCTTAGGAACAGGTAAACCCCTCCGATCAAAGTACTCGGCATTCACCCCCCTTTTCAATACCCGCTTCTTTACTTTTGTCCTCTTTAGGATCTCCTGGTTCCAGGCATACTGGTAGTCCAGCCCAAGCTGAGTCAGTTCTTTCGCCCTTTTCTGTGATACATTTACCAGATTTCCCAAATCCTCATAGTTGAAGCCTATCTGTTTAGCTATCCTCTTAGGGTCTATCTCTTTCCTGTGGAAGAGCACATCTCCACCAAACCTTTCAGCTGACCAATCTTTCATAGCCCCAGCTCCAGGGGAAGAGGATGACCCAACCCAATTGCTCATCAGCGTTGTGTTCAAATCTGTTGCCTTCTTTATCTCTTCCTTTGTCAGTCCCTTCCTTTTTAAGTACTCGGACAATCCAGCTCTATATTCTTCCCGCAACTCCCTAACAGCATCCGCTGCAGGCGCAACGGGAGTATCCCCTGCGACTATATCTGTCAATAGGTCACGTGCCTTATTATACCTCGTCATTGTTGTCCGATTAACAGCGACATCTCCCACATCATCAATAATTCTGTCACGGGCTGATTTCGCTGGGTCAGCCTTCGGCTCCGGGACATCCGCTGGTACAGCGAACACAGCCTGATCGACGATAGGCGTTATGGTACAACGGCAGTTGATGCGGTTGCTAGGAGACAACCTGGGATCTGCTGGATACTTGGCTTTCTCCCCTCCGACGATGAAATCTTGCCGTAGCAGCCGTTCCTGTCCGGAAGCCTGCAAGTGAGCAGGACGAGCATCATTGGCAGACAGCCATTGTTTCTTTTGCACTACCCCTGACTGACCATATCCGTCGAGTGTTCCCTTGTTCACAACATCCGCCATCTCGGTGCGAGCAATCCTTTCAGCCCTAAAGCGGCCGGCGTCCCCAAACCCCATGATCCCTTGGATGCGCGTCGTTAGGGTATCAATATCTCCACCTTCCTCAAGATTCCTTCGGAACGCCCTCTTGAGCTGGCTCTTGGTTCCTCTATTGATGTCCTCGGCCAAGGTTATAGGCTTACGGCGAAGATATGCAACTGCCTCGGGTGAACTCAAGTCGAAGCCCACAGCCACGTCTACAACTTCTAGCGCAGCATCGCCAGCGTTCTCGTAGGCAGGAGTGATGGATACTCGGATGGGCGGGATTAACAAAGACTTTGTGGCGTCCGAGATCGCGTTAATCTCGGAATTTACAGCCTTTCGGAGTTCGTTCTCCAGAACAGGCATTATCACTTCGAACTGTTTCTGTAGTCCAGCTTGTATGTTGTCGGCAAAGTTCTCCGTGAACATCTTCAGCTGAGTAATCATATTGGCGCGAAGGAGGTCAGCACGCCACGCCTGCTGCTCCTGGGCAGTATCTTTAGATAGGTCTACCTCGCATATGTGAGACACCTAGCCACCTGGCTCGCCTAGATCTGGCGCTGAGTCCACCGGCATCAGGTTTGCTTGACGATGCCAGGTACTTCCCCATGCTACTTGCGGACGTCCCCACTTCTCGCGGAACTCATTTATGGTCATGGCTCCCGCGGACACTTCCGAGAGGTCCTGCTCACGTTCCTTCAGCACGAACTCGCGGTCTTCCAGGAACTGCTTAATCTCACTCAGATCAGCTACAACCCAGACATCAGACTCCCAACGGTGAACCATCCGATTCAATGTCTCAAGGAACTTCTTCAACTTAGGCAGCAGCGTTCCTTTCCAGAACTCGGCTTCCTGCTGATACGCATTCGCGTACGACGCGTGATCTAGGATTCCCACAATCACTGGCGGCACACCAAACGCTGCCAGAATATCCTCACGGGTCTGCTTTCGAGTCTCATTCATCCCAGCTTCAACCGGAGTCTTAGATATAGAGGTGTATTCCAAGCCCTTTTCCAATACCGGCGTCCCTCTAGACCTCCCTGCTCCCACATGACGGTCTTGAAATTGTCGCCTCAAACGGTTAAAGGCTTTATCACCCAAAGAGTCCTTCGTAGACAGGATTCCTTCTGGTGCGGCACCATGCCGAAAGAAATCCTGCTGGCTAGTTAACGCTAGGAAATCCAAGGTCAGAGATATCGCAGCAGGAGCTGTGGGTGCCATTCCGGACTGTTCATTTAGCGGGTGGAAATACCTAAACTGCAGCGCATCTTGAGGCTTGAGAGGCACCTGCTCTCCCTCAGATGGGGTGTACAGGTACTCTTTTACTCTTCGACGGGAGTCTGGGACGATCTCCATTCGGTCAGAGCGGAGCAAATATGTTTTGACTGGCGGAACAACGTCGTCGTGACCAACCAGTTCCCAGAAAGAGTTACCGTTCAGTTCGAGGTAGGAGATCGTCCCCTCCACCATGTTGTACCAGGTGTCGGTCTCATTGGGGGCGCTCAGGAGATCAACTACCCATCCCTCCGTTATAACCTCCAGATCATCGAACGGCATCGGTTGCGTTACGCTTCGCACTACTCGGTAGGGCAATGCCGCTATTCGGGTAGCTATTTGGTTGATAGCGGTGTACACCCAAACGTGCTTGATATACAGATTCTCATCTACCAGATGCCCACCCTGTTCAGGGTTCTCATTAGAGGGTAGGGTGGTTACACCACCTCGATCATCCTGATGAGACTTCTCCATATCCACGGCCGAGTCCATCAAGTCGCTTCCTTTAGCGGCCTCTCTACCTGTCAGGCCATCAGTGGTGCCTCCCTTGGCTGACTTCAACCAAGGGAAAAAGTCGCTTATACCCATCTTATTCCTGCCTCCACACTCTTTTGCCCGTGCTCCCAAGCATGACAAACCGCTGCTGCAAATGAGTCAGCGACGTCTTTGCTCCCGTCTTCCGGGTGGTCTACCTTGCCCTTGCTTAAGAGGAGCTCTTCGAGTTCCTTGATCAAAGGCTCGTACACATAATAATCTACAATATCCCTTGTCATAAGCTCCTTGGCAGTATCATAAGAGAACGAGTTCCGGTCAACAGAGAACAAGTCGGTTGGAATGCCCGCGTCGGCCAAGTCCTGCAGAGACTCCCTGGACTGATACTGGTCCGCCGTCACCAAGCCAAACTCGAATCCCATCGCATCCAGTTCCAGCACCCGTTGACGATTGTGTCTCAACCGCAGCTCCTCACCAACCGGTACAGGGATTGACATCAGCAGGTCGACAATTACCATCTCTGTATCTGGGTCCCAAGATGTCACACAGAAGCCAGTTGCATCATGCTTTATCGACATGTCCATGTGAGCGAAATAAACCCTATCTTCCGGCTTGAACCAATCGTAGAACCGCCCATCCTCATCTATGGGATGCCTTCTCTTGTGATTTGCCTTTAGCCTCGGCAGCTTCCGGTTCCTGAAATATGCTGAGAAGTTCATCACAGGCCGGCAGCCGAAGTTAGCAGCAGCTCGTGCGTAATTCTTGCGGAACTCAGACTCGTAGTCGACAAAGTCCTGACGCTCGTTTACCGCCCACGTTGAAGCTATCATCGCTATGGAATCTTCGTTCCTCCAGACCTCCGTTGGGAAATCCTCAGGCTTGATCGTTAACGAGGTGTCTCTCGTAGCCACTTACCATCTCCGGGAGGTGCAACTTCTCCCCTGTGTCCCTGATCCTGTTTATATGTTTCATCATAAACCCGTTGTCTTCCACTATCACTGATATGACGGCTATCTTGTACCAGCCAGGGAAGCGAGGGCGGGCCTGCGTGACCAGCATCTCATACAGGCTTTCTGCCTTGAGATGTCCTTTGCCCCCTGACATCAGATCAGCTTCGTCAACCACTCCTCTGTAGATCGGGTAACCCGACCATGCAACCGAGCCAGAATGCCCACAAAGAGCCATCACCCCCTTCTCAAACCGGATCTCTTCGGTCAGAGCTTTGTACTTCCCTTTGAACCAGGGGCTGGAATCTAGCAGATGCTTAAAGAACTTGAATATAACCCCGCGCGCTTGCGGTCGCGAAGTGGATAAATTGACGAGGTAGATGGCGCCCACTCGCTGAGAGAAGACTTGCCTCCAATTTCTAAAGCACAGCAGCTCATAAGCTCCACGGGCCAAGGTGAGAGCTGCTGCAATTGACTTACCAGAACCCTTACCGAGGCCAAAGAAACCCTCCCGGATGTTAGGCTGTTCGAGCTCATAGCAAATCCTCTTGATTACAGGGAACCAGTCTTCGGCGCCCCCACAATAACGAGGGTCTTCCATGAACTGCTGCATACTTACGGGCAGTTCTCGAAAGACCCCATTGAGAGCAGCTGTATAGTCGTTCCGGTTCCAATCCTTGGTGTACCGGGTAAACTCAGCTCTCTCCTTCGGACTCAGCTTTTCTAGCAGCTTCTCCACTCTGAGCGACCTGTGTGAGTGCCTTCACCACCCCCGGCGGCAGGTTTAAACCGTCCACGGGGACTGGATCTTTGGAGGGCAGGCCTTCACCGGGCAACGGATCCTCTTTGCCCATTCGCAGGGCTAGGAGTCTCACTAGGACGTTTATGTCCTTATAAACTCCAGTGTTATACCGGCCTCCAACCTCGTCAACAAGGACAGCCTCAATCCTCTTCCACTGAGCATTAATCAACTTATCCAGCACTACCTCAGCAGACAAAGTGTCAGCCACACTACACCTCCACTATAGACTACTAACGATAGTTCTCAGGCTTCAAATCAGAGAGCACTGAGGCTGCTTTCATGGCTGTCTCCTGCGACTTGAACAGCTTCCCTGGCTGAATAAAGTGCACAGCGCCTATGTCAGTCGCTGCGGCGACACACGTAGAGGAGCAGGAGATCACCCGTAGCATCAGAGCGGAGCACTTATTTCCTGTGTTGATCCGTATGGGTTTCCAGACCTCCTCCCCTATCTTTAGGAGGCTGGTCTTAACCATCTTTCATGGGCTCAACAGGCCTGGCATCGACCACTAACATTCCAATGCTTGCGCGTATACGGGCTGCTGCATTTCGTTTCATGTCCGCATTGAAGTGGAGACCACGAGATGCCCAAAGATCAGCTTCCTTTTCCAGCTGCTTTGCCTTCCTCTCAGCTATCCTAGGGTTGAACGTCATTGACCACCTCGTCGGGCTCTGGCTCGGGGTAGTATGCCTTCCCTAAGACACTTAAAGCCATCCTCCAGTTAAACTCATTCCGACAATCTGGATCACAGAACTCAGCTCTGAGCGTACTTGCTAACTCGCGTTCCAGTTCTTGGCCGCATGCGCAGCAGTAGCATTTCTGCTTGGAGAACAAGCTCACTTCTCCTCCAGTGCTTTCAAGCGGAATTCTACCCTGTCCCTCCATTCCTTCACTGGCTTCTCTTGCTCTGCTTGTTTGTTGAGCGTCACTGTCATACCTACTGCTACCCCTAGGCACACAAGAACCATGACCACGAAAAACAGGATATCCCCTCTGTCCATCAGGCCTTCTCCATCAGCCGGGTTACCACTCCAACCTTGGCCATTTCTCGCTGGGTTCTCACCATTCCAATCGCGAAGCCGTGGAACTGGAACTCATTCCGGGATATCTCGTTGCAGGCTGTGATGAAATGCTTCATCAGGAAGATAGAAGCAGGACCTGGTATCTCGAAGTAGACATCGGACAGCGCGCCTTTCAGCTCTAGCCAACGTGCTCGCAGGTTTCGGATGATGTACCGGCAAAGCCACCCGTAGTCCACTGCTGTGTTCTCACACTCCAGGAGGAACTTCTTCAGTTGGTCCTGGTCACCACCGCACACGATATCAATCAGTCTGAGGTCCAATCCTTTAGACAAACCTACAAACGTCTCAATGGATGTTGTGGTCAGCTCCTTGTGAACACAATTTATGCTGTGAAGCATAGCGACCGAGTCCCGCATGACTCCTTGGTTCAGGTCCACAACCAACTCAATACCTGCCTCGGAGTGCCTGATGCCCTCCTCACCGCAGATGTATTTGAGCCGGCCTGTCACTATTTCATGAGGTACTCGTCTGAATCGCAGCTCTAGACAGCGCGACCGGATGGTATCTGGCAGCTTCTCTACCTCTGTTGTAACGAATATGAACACGGCCCTTGGCGGAGGCTGTTCCACAATCTTTTAGATCAATATTGCCGATAACATTGCCCACGGCATCTTTGATATCTTTTTTAACATTTCCTCGTAATTCTTCGATTGTAATAGTTACTGGTTTCACATTGGGAATTTCTGGCTGAATGTGAATTTCATC